ATCAAATCCTTCTTCATACTCATTATCATAACTCACTAGAACATCTTGAGGTGTTCCATTAGTGGTTTGATTTTGATAGTTGTCTGTATGGAAAAAGTCATTAGAAATTGGAAATACCACTGTTCCAATCTCATAACAAGACAATACCTTGGTTGTCAGATCTCTAAGGACAGACATGAACTGTTCTTTCTTTGTAGAAATTGATTCCCCTTCTAGATTTTTCTTAGCTAAATGAAAGTCAGCTATAGAAATCTCTACATCAACCTTGTCTTTTTTAGGACCATCTATATCAAGGACATGAGCAACTTCAACCTTTTTAGGAGTGTAGTCTTCTAGAAACCTTGCAAAATCCTCAGCTGTGTAGTCACTTGGTTTCCTGAGAGTGGCAAATACAGAAGATGTAAATTGACCATTCCCTTTCAGCTTAGACCAGTAGTTAGATATCTTGTAACGTAAGGTGTCAATCTTATGTAATTCAGCAAGCTCTACATCTGATTTTGGTTCAAAATCACAGTTTATTGTACTTTTCAATGTACCCTTTTCATTATTCACCTCTAGTACACGTTCCTCAAGAGCCCCAATATAAGCTGCTGTTTCAGCATCATTTGTTACAACTTCCTTCTGTTTTAATTCTCTAATCAGTTCTTCAACCTCTTGTTCTGTAATATTCAGCTTTTTTGCATAAAAGTTTTTACTTTTTTTCCAGCTTAACATTTGTTCAAGCTGAAGTAACAGATGGTTGTTTTCCTGCATATAGGAACATTTTGGTTAAATTGGCCTAAAGGTAATAATTTATTTCAGATTTACCAAATTATTTTAACTAAGAAGATTATATACAATAATCAATTTAGTTAGAAATTAAACAAAAAACCCCCAATATAGAAATATTAGGGGAAAAGTTCCTGTAAAACCAACAAAACAGGGATTTTTAATTTATGAAATATCTGTACATATATTATAACCTTCTATAATATATGTATTTGTACCAACAGTAATAGTTTGAGGAGAGGTTGTGATTAAAATACCATTAACTGTTACTGTTCCTGAAACTTTTCCACTTAAATAAGATAAGTTTTCAAAAGTAGCACCTCCAAATTCAGAAACGTCATCTGCATAAAGTGTTACACTATATGAATATGATTGACAAGATGTTGTACAATTTGTTGATGTACATCTATCAACTTGAAAAGCAAAAACCAAATCATCAGGGTTCTGTCCAGAAAGCCTTTCTATAATAACACCAAAATAGCCATTTGAGTTCGTAGGTAGAATCCTAACAACACTAGGAGATTGTGTAGTGGTAGTAGTAGTAGTAGTTGGTTCACAGTTTGAAACCACTGTACAAAACTGGTTCAATAGTCCAGGATTGTTCAATATAACATTCAAAATTGCTGTTGCAAGATTAGTTGGACAAAGTTTATCATCTATTTTCTGTAAAACTGTAGTTAGAGAATCACACGTATTCACTCCTGTACAAGGGAGATTTCCTCCATTGTAAAAAGTGTTATCTGTATTTGTTTTATATACATAACAGGGGTCTACTCCACAATGTTTAGGATAGACAGTTGTACCTCCGTTATAACAAGGAGTTCCAGGATGACAAGACATTTATTTAGATTTAGTTTGTTAAGGAATGTACATAATGTAGTAACAAGCAAGAACAGGAGGCTTATTGTCATGAGCATCTCCACTTCCTGCAGTAGCATTTGTAGTGGCTACAGTAATTCCTGTAGAATCAGAACTAGTTAACCCTACTGTTGGAGGAGTAGATCCTTTTAAAGCATATCCTAGATTACCAGCATCTGACCACACCTGTTGTATAGAATTACTTGCAGACAGTGTATCATCAAGTTCTGGAAGAGAAACTGTAAAATGATCATGACCAGGATCTGTTACTGCTGAAGTTGCTGTGTGTGTATGTGAAGCAAGTTGTGCTGTAGTTAATGTTATAGAGTTACTTCCAGCTGTTCCGTATAAAGCATAATTTGGATTAAATCCTCCAGGAGTTACCACTGGATCTAAAGGACCTCCACCAGGAACACCTTGTATAGCACCTACAGCAATTCTTCCACGTTTATCAGGAGTGGCAACTGAACCAACCACCTGTCCATTACATATATAAATTTTGTCCCATCCAAGAGCAGCAATACCTACACCACTACCATCAAAATTACTAAGAGGTCCATAGTATTCTACCACTGTATAAGGAACCATCTTCTGATACTGTTGTGTAATAGCACTTGATGTACTGTCAATATAGGCTTGAATTAAAGAGTTTAGCTCAGAAAGCTTTACATAATTTGTATCTACATCCAGAGCAAGAGCTGCTAAATCCACCTCTAAATCACAAACTTTTGAAATGACAGCTTGAAGAATAGCATGTGTTCCAGAAGTTGATGTAACACCTGAAAGACACTCTACATCATAATTAGCTTCTATTGTAGCTACATCAGCAACAACAGCATCCACTTGTTCTTGAAGATCACAAGCAGCTTTTATGAGGGCTGTAATTAAATCTACAACAGTGATGTCTCCACAATCTGGAAGATATTGTTGTACTAGTTCACAAATGATTCCAGAAGGTATGTCAATCTTAATACCTGTTCCATCAAGAGTTGATGTTAAAAACTCAATCAATGCTTGTTCTACATAAGAAAGACTATCTCCCTTTTGTATCCCAAGAACAGGAACATCAATTCCTGTATATTTAACACATTGATCAGAAACGATTTCTGCACACCCATTAAAGCAATTTGAGCAACCCATTTTATATTTTATTTATGTATTAATAATTTAACTCTGCTAGCAATTTGTTCAACTGTGTACCTGCTAGCATAATCAGGATTACAAAGTTTGTATTGTAAAATTCTCTTGTAGTTTAACAGATCAAGTGTTAGTTCTGATTCTATTTTTCTGTTTAATATAAAAACAGTGTTATTATACAAATCCTTAGCAAGCTCTGTCAACTTACAATCTATATCTGTAAGAAGGACAGGAATGCTAGAACAGTTTACACAGTCTGTAAGTCTTGGTAATAGCATTTTTAAATCTTTTTGTTCCTTGTTGAGCAATAGAATGACATGCTGCACAAAGTCCGTTAATTAATTGACATCCACAGCCAAATTTAGCTCCACATTGTTTACACTGTGCCATATTAGTAAAAGTTGGTTACATAGTTTGTGCCAGAACACTGACATCCATTCTTCATAAAATTATTTAACATCTTGTCTGCTTGAGCATACAATTTGTTAGCCTCAGCCACAGCACAATTATTTGCTGCTGCAATAGCTCCTTGTATAAAGAAATAAATGCTGTTCAAGTCCACTTTCTGTTGTGTTCTTATAGCCCTATCACACTCCATCATGTCCAACTTCATGAAAGCCTCATCAAACTTCTCTTGAAGCTTATCTGTTCTAATAATGGTTCTTTCAACATTATTCAAATAGGCAGGAGCAACAGAATATTTCAAATAATACACCCCATCAGGAAGTGGTAATAGAGGATCTCCTACATCTGTCAGTCCTAATGAAGTGGAAGTGAACAAGTTAAGTTCATTTGTTTCAAAAGGAAGAGCCACTTTACCAAAACCAGGGATTGTTATTTCAATTGTTGGAGAAGAAACGGGAGGGGAAACAGGATATGTGGATGCATCAGCAATACCTAGCACCTCTACATTATAAGTGGGTATAACTAGTATGTCTAATTTTAAGTCTGGCATGTTTTCTAAATAAATATGCCAGAGGATTGAGTTTTAATCCTCTCACCTCTGGCATAGGTTATATGATCAGGTTTTCTTTCTACCTCTCCATTAAGGAATCAAAGTGGTTGTAGTAGAAGTTGTAGGCCATACAGTGGTAGTAGTGCTTGTAGTTGTAATACAAGTGTTACCGCCTTCAGGAACACCTAATGCATCTTCAAGAATAGCTTGAAGAGCAGAAGAAGCAGCTTGAGGAACAGCAATGATCACTATGCTATCTTCTTTGATGTAGTCACCCCAGCTGTAAGCAGACTTGTCATACTCATTAAACTTAATGTAATAAGTGTCATAAGTAGTACCAGCACTCACCCAGCTTTCGAAGTTCTCATTGTAACCCACCATTCTGTAGAGGTGCTTCAGATAACCAGCTTGGTAAGAATAGTAGTTCTTTTCAAGTTGGATGATTTCATCAGAAGTACCTACAGGATAGGAAGCACGTTGTGTAATAGTTGCTGTAGCAACGATGTTACAATTGTCAGCCACAATAAAGTCAGCAGTGGTAGCAGGACCAGAATAAACGAAAGTACGGAAGTACATTCTGTTGAAGCTTCAGAATGAAAGCATCAATCAAAGCAGGAACATCAACAGTGTCACAAGGATCACCACCGCAATCGCAACAAGGAGCTTGAACAGTTACACTACGAGTGAAACCATTGAAATACAGAGTGTCAATGTAAGAAGAATGTGCACGAAGTGTTAAAGTGACAATATCACCACACTTTACATTCCAACCACTAACATCAGTAACCTGTGTTGCAGCAGTAGGACATCCTGTTACAGTGTACCACTCAGTAACATTAGACTTACAAGCAGCACTTTCACCACATCCAGCAATTTTGTCTGAACGTTTAGAACCTTGCAAATAAGTGTTCACTCTACCTTGAGCAATGTAAAAATAAGGAGCACTTCCAGGAGTGAGCGTAGCTGCGTAATTGTTATCAAAGATACCAACTTGGCCAGCTGTGAGGTCTTGCGTAGAGCCAGAGCTAGGGAACGAAGATTGCCCTACTGGAACTACGAAGAGCGTAGTTAATGAAAAATCAGCCATTTTGTTTTATATTTAAATTGTGAAAAAACCTATTCGTTTGTTTGAATTCTAACTTGTGAACTTTGTACAGCAGATTGATTCTCAGTGTACATTGCGAGGTTTTGAACTGTTAAATCTAAAAGCTCATCCTCTAAATATGTCTCAAGTTCGCAGTTTTGATCTACAGAAGGTGTTCCATCAAACTTTATATATCCTGTTTTATCGATGTAAACAGGATATCTCATGTAAGCAAGATAGAGTTTAGTTGGTGTGAAAGTACCATCTGTAAACACACTTATCTCATCAGAAGATACAAAGTTGAATGTTTCTTGGTATTCAAAAGAAGGTTTGTAATGGACATTGTTTAGAAGTAGAGATGTGTCTCCATGTTTGGATAGGTCTCTATTAATCCATATCTGTCTGTCCTTACATTTCCCCTTGTCTGCAAGTACATAACTATCAATATAGAACATATACTTAGGACTAAGAACATTCAAACTTGCAAACCACTGATTTAGTTGAGGATTTTTGATTGCTAAGTCTAAAGGTTGGTTGTTATACCCAACAATTAAACTTTGCAAATCTTCATATCGCTTCTTAAAAGAATCAAGTCCTAGCCCACTCACTACACTAAATCCATCAACTTTTTGTTTGATGAGTTTAATCTGGGCCTCATTCAAAGCTAATATCTTATCTTCTAATTGAATCTGTTGATGATCGTTAGTAGATAGTTTATTTAGTCTTTGGTCAATCTTATATAATAAACTATCTACAGGTATCATACAGATGCAAGTTTCTTAGTTTTTAATTTTTGTTCAAGAGTGATTAGCTCATCTTGGTTATCATCATCTGCCAAGAACTTCACTAAATCCTCTTCATCTTTTGCCACTTCAAATTCTCCTTCATAAACTTTACCATTAGGCTTCAATCTATATACAGAGTGTGTAAGTGCTTGTTTCACTAAATCCTTAATATGGAGCAAGTTTTCTTTCATGTCAGCAAACCTACCAAATACTTCAATAGGATTGAGTCCTTGATATTTACCGTTCTTAAACTCAGTTTGCTTTAGAATATTATCTACTAAGTTGTAAACCACTTCTTCTTTTGTATCATCTGATACAGGAAGTCCTAACAAACGAGCAACTTTTCTTTTTCTCTCAGGAGTCATACTGTCAAACTTAACAATAGCTTTATTGATAAGTTGTTTCTTCTTGAAGAGAACAGCATTTTCAATCTCATCATCTGCTACATAAAACTGTGTGTCAGCAGGATATTCACCACGCTCCCATGCTTGATAGGAACTTGCAATAGTTGGGTGAACACGTAACCAAGAGAAAGCTAATTCTTGAAGAGGAATACTAAGATCAAAGAAGTTGTCACCATCTAGAAGTTTTACAGGTTGAACATGTAATGTATCATCTGTAGATGTAGAGAGTCCATAGTTCCAGAATTTAGAACGAGGACCAAGATCAATACCTCCAAGAAGATCTTCAAGTTTTTTTCTTAATTCAGTGACACGCTCAATCTCAAGTTCTCTTTCTGTAGAATCACCAATTCTACGAATGTAAGCTGCATGAGGATCAAGTCCTGTTCTGTAGGTTCCATCAAGCTCTTTGTAAGGATATTTAAAAACACCTGTACCAGGAATTCTTGTTAAACCTTTCAGTGCAAGACCACCTTGCATTGTCTGAATTTGAGAGTTGTTATACTCTTTCTTAATAGTGGAAATTTTTCCAATCTTGCCCATGATGTAGTTTATTTATTTGGTTTAATAGCAGAGAAGTGATCACCGAAGATCTAAGCTATTGGGAAACACCCCAATACTCTCCTCTGTAGTTTTGAGAAAAGCCCCCTCACACTGAAGTGAGGGGCATTCTTTTCTCGGTAGGTTATGAAGACTAGGAAGCTGTTCTTACGGGAAGCAGTCCTAGTACGGTCATTAGAATTGTGGGATTTCTTCAATCAGCACTGTGCGAGACAGATCTTCAATGAATACATCACAACGGTCTTTCATCCAGATTTCATACCCAGGGAATTTGTTAGCAGAGCTCATACCTTGAGACTTAGCAAAACCTAAGTGGTGACGAGTTCCATCAATATATCCCCAAGTCATAGAAGGAGCACCCTTCATACGCACCTCACGGATGTTGTTAACCAAAGAACCATCGCTCATAGGACTAACATCAAATACCATGAATACAGGTGTAGATTTCTTGTTCTGACCAAATTCTAGATTAGATTGAGGAAGATCAAGTTCTTTCAGGTGAATCAGTTCAACACGACCAGTCTCACGAGTAACCATTGCATCGAATGCAAAGTTGTAAGTGATGTGCTGTCCTTCTCCTTGCAAGTAACGATTTCCGCTATCAGCCATGAAGGTAAGACCACTGTTAAGAGCGTCTGTCTTCAGAGCTTGTTGGAATACATCAAATCCAGCTTCGTTAGTGTACATTTTAACTCTACGATCTTTAACATCCACCCTGCGGTAGAACAGATCACCAAATACAGAACGAATCAAGTTTGCAGAGAATTCACCACGGTTGTATTGTACCAAGTTACCATTGTTACGCATTCTGTGATATACACCAGCAGAAGTACGCTTCAATTCTTGCTTAGAACCATTTGTTTTAACAGTACCAGGCTTGCTCCAAATCATACGCTTAACTTTCAACTCAAGCATAGACTTACGCATCCAGAACTCAATGAATGGTTCCCATTTAACATCGTTACGAGTGAGAGGAAGCTGATTTCTACGCTGAGGAGCATACACCAGGATATCAAGAGGCTTACCAGAAGCATCTCTCATCATTTTGTCATCAGCCCACTCAGTGATTTTGTGTTCGAAACCATATGCAGAACCAAGAGATTCAAACATAGTGATACGCTCACCCAAACGAGGTAATCCTAACAAATCTTGGTCAAACTCACCAATTGCAGCATCAACTAATTCAAGTTCAATACCCACTTGGAGGAATGTAGAGCTTACGAAATCAACTGTAGGGTTGTCAGTCACCAGAGTGAAGCTATACAACCATCCCATGTTCCAAGGAACTGGATCTTTGATAACGTAAAAACGAGGACCATATTGACGAGAACCTACAGAAACGATAGCATTCTTAGAAAACTCGTTAGTGTCCAGAACAAGAGAAAACTCTTGACCATCAATACCAGGCTTCTGCAAAGATGCAGTGCTATCTGGAATATCAATGATTTTAGGGAATTTGTAAGGAACAGCTACTTGCCATTTCCAAGCATCACTATTATTATCAATGTAATAAGGTGTGCTTTTGTTAATCATGTCTAAGAAGTCATTGCTATATAAGCTAGACTGTGTGTACAAGCTGATGATT